GCCTACTGCCATAGCGTGTAGAAATTCCCCATGATATTTTTCGTGATTATGGGTATATTCTCTTCTTACCCAACACTTAAAATATGGAATGTTGCTATATAGGTACGCCACTATCTCTTGGAGTTGATAAAGGCTTTACCAAAGCCTCTTTTAGCAACTCCAACAGCTTTTGTGTTTTTTCTTGTTCTGTTTTTGCCACCACTACTTATACCTTTTGATTTTGCAACTCCGCCCCTACGCATACCTTTAGACTTATTATTGTAAGGTCCTCCAGCTGCCATACCTTTAGACTTCTTAGGAGGTCCACCTGCTGCCATACCTTTAGAATTTTTCTTTGCAGCTCCGCCTAACGCCATACCTTTAGAATTTTTCTTTGCAGCTCCGCCGACTGCATACCCTTTTGTAGATTTGCCGCCTTTACGAATGCCTTTTGATTTTGTTTTGCCCCCACCTGCAAATCCCTTAGTTCTTTTAAACATATATAACCTCTACTTTTTTTTGTTTGTTTTCTTAGCAGCTGTTTTTTTAGCAGCTGGTTTCTTTGCAGCCTTTTTCTTTGGCATGTTCAAATAAATTCTTGTCTCTTCAACAGGCTCATCTGGCCTAACTTTAGCTTGTTGTCTAGCTTTTAACTTAGCTTCCATTTCTTTGTCTGCTTTTGTTGCCATCATTATCTCCTAAGATATAGTCGTCACCTTACGACGATTACTCATAACTTTACCACAGCCTCTTGCTATGAATCCATTTTTTTTATTCGTATTATTTTTTATACGTGCTACGCCGCCTGTTCCCATAGATACTCTTGCCTTCTTGGTGTTTGCCAC